AACTAATGGGGGCCTCCACCCGCTTGTCACACATCCGAGTTTAACGGATACTAGAGCAAACTCTTTCGAGTCCATTCTAGATGTGATAAAGCGAGTACTGGGTAGGTCGGAGGGACGGAGGAGACACTTAGCCTCCACAGCAGGGTAGGTTAACCTGCAGTGCAGCCGATTAAATCGGCTGCGTCCACCGGAGCTTCATGCGGACGGCATCCGGTCGTCCGGCACGTTCGAGATGTTTGACATCCTCGAAGGGTAACCCTCGAGGCGCAAGCACCTTTAACAAGGCTCCTACATCACTTGCCTTAGAGGCAGGTAACGTACTGGAGACCACCCATCCCTTAACCTTCAGGGATTGGTGGCTAGCGGACATACGCTGAGGTTCAGAGGTATTAGCCCTGAACGGCAGCAATGTCCATCTACCAAGTACACGAGACCTAGGAGTTGGATCCTCCCCAGGATTCATCTCTTCGGCAACGATCGTTGGGTACCAACCTCCAAGGAGCTTAGTATTCCATCGATCTAGCCAAGCGGCCGTTCGCCACATTCCGGCAAGATAGAACTTGTTCCGGAGCGCGACGGTCGACTCGGTCTCACGAACGAACCGCCGTTGTTTTGGGAGGTCATAGAGTTCACCCATTTGGACGAGCTCTCTGACACGAACCACACTTACATCGTGGCCATCGTAAAACTCCCTACCGCAAGACTCTCTGAACTTCCCAGTCCAGAAAGACTTGCGAGAATTCACACGAAAACCAAAGTCTTCGAGTGATTCGACAACGGCATGCGTATATTCTACGGGGACAATGATATCGTCACCGTAGACGCGCACCTTTGAACGAAGCGACTTAACGTCACTTCGTCGCAGAGGTCGGTTGAGCGCGTTCTCAATTCCCAAGAAGACAACAGTCGCAAAGACCATTGCTTCAATAGGAAAGGTGAGCGCTGAGCCCATAGACGCGAACTTGGATAGGGAAATAATCCCTTCTCCAGGTACATCAGCTTTTCGGCTACGAGTTGCATCAACGGCCTCCTCTACGAGGGGCCACTGATTTAACAGTAACCAAACGAGCTGATTAGAAACGCGGTCGGAAGCTTCACTCAAATCGAGTGTAGCTAAACTCCCGGTAAGGGAACCTTCTTTGGCCAAGCGGCGATTAACCACTTGGTCATCGAAACCGACAATGCCACCCATAAGGTTATCCTTTTGGATAGCAGGAACGATCATGTTCTTGAGTCCTTGTTGCATATACTGCATATACGAGGGCTCAATAGCAATGATACGAGGCGTTTCTAGAGTCTTAGGAACTGTAACAACCCGTACGGGTCGTTCAGCGCCAGGCTCGCGGACATCAACACGGTCAAGAGCATTATAATGCCCTTCGTTCGGAATGAGATAGTCCCTTGCAGGGAAAACTCGTTCCAACCGCCAGGTGTATTCTGTGAAATCGAATTTTCCGTTTCCGGATTTACGATCCGCAGTTGCACCGGGTCCGTGCCGTGGGACAAAGGTTGGGTACGGCTTCTCTTCGGAGAAGCCCGCCCATCCCTCGTCTGCATAGAGGCCGTTTTCGACTTCTTGCAGAACGTCAGCCCACAGGAGATGAGCAACCGATCGGAATCGAACACACTGTTCGACTCTTCTCGTTTTCTCATGTTCTCTGAGTTCCGACTCACAATTGACAAACCCCCTTAAGGCTGAGCGGGTACGCTGGGGAGCGCACTCCACTTCTACTTTACCAAACAACAGCGTTAGCTGTCGAATGGCGTAGATCGCCTCAATAGACGGTTTGTCAACCAACCGACCACTAGCACGATCGAACACGATCTCCAGGAAACCTCCAAGAAATTGGGGGAGACCTGCGCGTCTGGAAAAACCCAGAAACGCGTCGGGAGACACCTCACCATCGGAAAGACATCTTTCGAAGTCTTTACCGAAACGAGGAAGGGTTATCGTAAGAAACGACAGCCCCTCGTGTTCAACTCGACTAGAGAGTGTTTCCACATCTCTAGTGGTGCTAACGCCGCACAAGTCACCACACTCAGTGGCGACGACTTGCCAGAGCATCTTAAGGCTTTTCACCTTTTCCTCCTAATAGAGGTAGAAGGATCCATAGCCACGAGTGCTCGCCACAGGGAGAAGGATCCACCCCTGACTTCCAACATCTCCGGTCCTGTGACAGACCGACCACACCATTTTCTCCTTGGTATTACACAAGGTAGAGATGGATTGGTATGAAGATGTTAAGAAGTAACCAGAGGTGGACTCCTCTCTCAGCTCCTCGCTTAGCTTTCGCCAGCAAGGAGCTTCGTCACATTGGCATCAGAAAGCCAAGCCACAAGGCCCTTAACATTGTTAAGGAGCTCGGTGTTCGTGTAGGCACCATCCGAGGGCTCATCCACGACCAGGTAGGTCGAAGAAGAAACCTGACGGTTGGCGCCGGACACGAACGGATCCGAGGCAATCTTTGAGGCATCGAGTCGCACCATGCGCCGCACACGCCCATTACGGGACGTGAGATGGCTCACGGTCAGTTCGAGAGTCTCGTCGTCCTTGGTATAGGTCGCCGAGTGATCTCCAACGGCAACACGCGGAAGCGTGTTGGCGACGGTATCGATTGTGATGGACTGAGGGTCTGCAAACATGGCAATGCTCCAGAAAGGAAGGAGCACACGCTGGGTTGCGTGTACTTTGTATCACTCGCTGATACGAATGACACACACTTATAGAGCTCTGTATGTCTATAAGTGGTCACGAATCAACGCGTACGCGTTGCTCGTGGGCCGCCTAGGGTCATGCCTAGTGCAGCAAGAATGGACCACTGCTTCGGAGTCAAATCCGAATCAGTGATACCAAATCCGAAGGGAGATGCACCGCGCCGCCTCTTCAACGTATAGTTGTAGGTGACGGAGCAGTCAATAGGTCTACCATCATAAAGGGTAGCCCCACTGAATCTATAGGTGGTCTCATTGCGATATTCTTGCATGAGATACCCATAGCGCATCACTAGGCCATCGGTCATCGCCATCGAGACGTTGTTCAACACGTCTCCGATGTTTCCGAACCAGTCTAGAGCCCAGCTCCAAGGCGTAAGGTTCCATATAGTGGCGGGTGTAACCCCGACACCAAGCAAGTGATTAGCTTGCTGATAGTAGGAGAGCAAGTCGCTGGCGTCAGTTGGCGACTTTGCATAGTAGGTGAAAGCCCCACTAAACCACGTCCTTTTGGTTGTGGTTCTCACTACATCTATGTTACCATACGGCTGAGAATAGAACGGGTACTGCAGAATAGGCCAAGAGGTAACTCCCGACCTATATCTGAAAGAACTCGTTTCTACCTCTGATGGAAAAGCATACTTACGGCGCACAACCTTGCCAGAGTCTCGGTAATACTGTTCAAGAATATCTTTCGACTTCTTGACAGCATTACAAAGAGCTTTGACGTCGCTGACGAGAGGCCTTACACCAAATTCATGGTTTAAGTACTCCCCAGCAACAGCAGTGGGCTTCCCACGACCTTTTAGGGTCGTGAGACCCGTGATGGCCGGAAGGCCTTCACGAGCAAGCTCACCGATGGTTGTGGATAAAGCCGCATGTGGGTTAGTCGGAGCGGAACGACTAGCAGCTTGAGCACCCAGAGCAACGAGATTTAACTCGCCATCTGGACTCAAGTTGCCGTCTTTCCAATGACTAGGCACGGTGAATTCATAATCACCAGGTGCAAACGGGAGAATGTCACCATTGTATCGATAATCGATCCAATGAGGGACATCTAGACTCACCTTCATCGGTGAGGCAGCCAAAGACATCTTTTCAGATGTAAATGGTCCTCCTGTATCCCAAATTGGTCCAAGATCATTGGGCCAATTATGCTTGCTGTCGTGCGTCTCTTGACGCTCGGCAACTGTGCTTGAGTGCTTACGATCTAGCAAACTAGGATCATATGCACTCCACTCGCGTCCACCGAAAGTCTGTAAAGACGATCGGGAACGATAGCGGGAAGCATCCATCATGGATCCTTTCGGAAAGAGCTAGTGGACAGTGCCGTTGTATAGGACTTATGGTCGCCTATACTTCAGCTGCGCAGCCAGCGCATTAGTCTGGACACTGGCTCTAGTGTCACCATCCTTGGCAAGGGGATAGTGAGGCGTTAACACCGGGAAGCCCCTTAGGGGGC